CTGCGGCGTACCGAGAAAGATCACCTCCCCTCCGGGTTTGAGAACGGCTTCAAATTCGGCAATAGATGTGTGCAACTTCTCACGCATTGCGAATGTAGCGGAGTTATTTAAACTTTCCACATCGTCCGCAATGATCAAGTCAGCGCGGCTACCCGTAATCTGACTTGTGATTCCCTTAGACACCACACTTGGAGCCTGAGAGGCAGGGGCAGGACCTACATCGAACGCAATCTTGGAGTTGCGCTGATCCTCACGGGGCTTCAGATGCTGACACAGGGGCAGTTCGTTGATCAGCCGCAGCGTAAACGTACTGAAATCATCAGCACGTTGTTTGGACGCGGAGACCACCAAGACGTTCAACCGAGGGTCGTGCAGTAGACGAAAGACTACATAGGCACTAGTAAGCCAACTCTTGCCTACCCCACGGAAGGCTTGCACGACCCGCCTACGCTCTCCTTTTTGGAGATACGAGGCAATGTCTAGTTGGATGGGAGTGGGCTCAGGCAGACCCAAATGATCCCAAGCAAGGAACACAAAGTTCCTAAAGTCCTTTAGTTTTCGTTCAAGTTCACTCACGCAGCCTCTTCTTCATCAAACGGCATAATCTTCGCAAGGTTCAGCATAGGAATGCTTGCGTCAACCACACAATCAATGCTGTTGTCTTTTAGGAATTGACGGGCTACATTCAGTTCAGAAGAACTAGCAGAGCCGTCCATGATCTTTCGGAGCAACTCTTCTGCAAGAGCAGAGTGAATTTGTTCTAGCGTGTGTTTATTCATGTGAAAGCCTTGATTGCTACATTAAGCCCTACCGAAACCCCGGCACCTATTGCGGCTGCCATGCCCATTGTGAAGGATCTTGAATGCTCAAGTTCGCGTAGACGCTCCTCATGGTTCTTAAGTTGTTCCTCATGTAGCCTTTGCATTTGTAGGATAACGTCTACTTTGCCTTCAAGTCTACCAACCGCTAACATCAATTCGGCTTCGGTATGCATTGTGGTTCTCTTTAGAGGATACGTTCAACCGTAATGACGTTGGTATAAACGTAACTACCACCTTGAAGAACCCATGTCGTAGTCTTGTTGGCTCCAAACGTGCGTACCACAATCGCCTGACCTGCTGTTGGAAGGGGAGCAGAGAACGTAATAGTGTTTGCACTTATTGTATAGTTATTAGCCCGTGCAACGCCATCTACAGTAACAAAGAAGTCTTTAATGTCTGTGCTGTTGGTAAGCATTCCCGAAAGGGTATAGGCGGTTTGCGAAGTAACTCCGGTAACAGACCACAGTTCCGGAACTTGTCGAACAACAAGGGGAATTGGAAGCAAAGTAATATAACCTGAGGTTGGAAAAGTAGCACTTCCTGAAAAAAAGTTATCGTTCAAGATTCGTTCTTCAATAGTTATATTTTCGGGTTTTTGAAGTTTGTTTCCTGACGAATCGGTGCTAATTTTGCTAAAGGTTACACGATGCTTTCGGGTATTATCTGAATTTATAAACCGAACATCTTGTCCGGCAGTTGTGGGAGAACCGCTTGTTGCAAAAGTACAGAAAATATAGTGTTTTTGATATAGCGTGTTATACGTCCCGCCCGTTCCTAGATTAATTTCAATGTGATTTACTACAGTACCGCTTGTTGTGGTATAGGGTCTTAATTCATAGATTGGATCCACAGACAGACCACTACGGAGTCCGGCAGCATCGGCAGTATTTAGCAAGGTGCGCCCGAACGCCGTGCAATCAATCTCACTAACAGCACCTCCTGCGGCAGATCCAAGTACTTTGTTTGCCGCAACCGCTTGCATCTTGGCATAGGTCACGCTTGAAGCGTCAATATCGCCTGAGGCTACGGTTGATTTAATAGCAAGAGCGCCTAACTGAAGGGCTGTACGCTGATCTGCCTCGACTGTCTTAGTAAGAAAGGTCTGTGCCAACGGCGTACAGGTAACCTCTTCAATTACCCCTGCGGTTGCCGAAACTCGACCAAGCAGTTTGTTTGGGTTTACATTCTGCACCTTAGCAAACGTCACGTTAGCGTCTACAATCTTTGCAGTAGTTACGCTATTCGTGTCAAGTTTTGCATTGGTTACCGCAAAAGCGTCAAGTTTAGCGGTGGTCACATTGGCATCAACAATCATTGCCGTCTGCACAGTAGAAACAAGACTTCGGGCTACACCAAGATTACGAATGCTAATTAACTTGGGAGAAGCAACAACACTACCAAACACAATCGTAGTAGGTGTTAAGGTGTAGGAACTAGGGGGCTGCACCACGCCATCAATGGTCACAAAGAACAGGTCTTCATTGAAGCCTGAAGGAGCCGGACTAAGCGTATAGGTATCCGTTCCGGTACCCGTAAGTGACCACAACTCCGGCTGCATAGCAGAACCGCCAAAGAGGGTGGCTAGGTTGAATTGATTTACCGTAACAGCATCTTGGGCAGCGGTGCCGTCCGTCACATTAGTAATGCGCTTACTTCCGGCAGTCCAAGCAGTCTGTGTGGCATTAAGCCCTAAAGCGCCCGAACCGCTGTCGTTTGATTCTTGGGATACATGAACAAGCCCTTCTACAGCCTTATCAAGATCTCCGGAAGTAAGAATCGATCCATCATTAAAGTCGATGATGTTTGACTTAAAGGCACTAAGCGTCAAATCGCCACTTACTGAGGATCGTGCAGTTTCCCGTTGAATACGAATAACGGCGCCTGTCGCAGGGGCTGTAATAAATTCAACTTGAGGCGTAGTTGACATATTGATAAACGCATATCCGGTGGTTTGCAGGATGTCGTTTACATACACCTTTAAAAAGGTAGTACTTACCCACCCATCAATGCCGGATAAAGCGAAGATCGTAGTTGCGTTATCGCCTGTATATAGTTTGTAACTGTTTGCCATGTTGGTTTCTCCTTAGATTCATTACCTGTCGCGGGGTTGGGTTTCGGCTAGACGGAAGTAATCTGCAATTTCAGATTCTGCTACGTTCAAGAATTGTTTAACACCGGGTAGATTCTGTCCAAGCAAGGACAACCGGGTTGAGTGTAAGGTGCGTTGTGTAAAGTCACGACTTAGGCGAGACCCTGCTGCTTTAGCGACCGTAGCACCATAGAGGTCTTTGCTCAAGCCATAGGTGCGCCTAAGTGTGTCCTCAAGAGGGAAACCAAATGTGGACTGACCGCTATAGCGATACTGTGAGAAGAGTGGATCAGGATCTACAAGACCTTGCCACGCAAAGTCAGCACCCATGATACCTAAGAAGAATTCTGAAGGTCCTGCTACGGCTCCACGAACAAAACCTCCGGCAGTAAGCGTAGAAGCAAGTTGCTCGGTCTTCTCAGTATCTGTGGTGTTCTTGTAAGAGCGCCAATCTGCGTAGTTACGTCCGTAAGCGATAATGCCGGAGAACAGTAAAGTAGAGCCAATTTCAGCAGCGACACGCTTACCACCACCCTGCTGTACGCGACCTATGTTTTGCAACAGGAAGTTATCAATACCCTTCAAGTTAAAGGATCTAAATTGAGTGAGGGCGCTACCCCAAAATCCAAAGAGGTTCTTTGCAAAGTCACCACGGGTTGGCATATCTTGAATACGGGTGCGGATGGTACGATCTACCATGTCTCGCAGTAGATCCATTTCTACCTTATCCATAGCCGCCATACCTACAACGCGTTCCCCCAAGAACCCTGCCTTAGTCTGAGCGTTGGTTCCTACATAAGCAATTAGGGTTTCGTATTGGTCAGAAGTTAAACCAAGTCCCTTGAGAGTAGCGGCGTCCATGCGGCTTGTTCCTCTGTTGGCTACTTCCCACAGGTGTTGCATGGTTGTAGCAGCCGTTAATTGCTGTGTCCAACTTGTCAGGGGAGCAAGACCGGATACGTCTGCCAACAGGTTGGCTGCCATATCAAGACCACCACGAACACCCTTGGTCTCCCGTTCGTTCATATCCAAACCTACACTTATAAACTGACGGCGCAGACGGTCTGTGGAAGGAGACATCCATGAATCAATCCATGATGCCAAGTTCTGTGTAGGACGGTCGAGGTTCCACCAATTGTTGACCATCTCTTGCAAGATAGGCATTTGTCTGATGGTTTTGAATAAGCCGAGAGTACCAACAACTCGTGCGGTTTCTCCCAACTGAGCCAAACCAAACTGTCCACCCTTAACAAGGTAACCATAAGACATCAAGATGCCCTTAGCCTTGTCGCTAAATTCGGCTGTACCTGAGTGCAGCGGTTCAAAGCGCATAGCACTTAGGACTTCGCGCAAGCCGCTTTCGTGATTAGGATTAATAGGACCCGCAACGGTTTTCGCCAAGTCAATTACTTCATCAATACTAGTGAGTGTTTTAAAGGGTTGCTGAACGCCATCTACCATCGGTCCCTTAAGACCATTAGCCGTTGCAGCCTCATTCATTGCATTCAAGAAACGCTTCTCATTTACAGCACCCATAACGGAGGTGGTGTATCGCTTAAAGATAAGCCCCAAATCGTTGCTTACAAGATCAGCCAACCTTAGGTTTGCAGTTCCAATATTTAGGTGATCCGCAGTTCCGGTTATTCCGGCTGCTTCATCAAGCGTGATACGGCTGCGACCAAACGGCGTCTTGCTTGTTCCCTTAGCCTTGAGAGGTGCCATGAGTCCTGCAAGCGAGTCAACTAATTCTTGATCTTGAGCAAGAAGAGGTGCGTTTTCAGTTTCAAAAGCAATGCGCTTTAGTCGGTTAGCAAAGACAACTGCTGCTTGCCTCACATCTCCTTGAATCGTTTGCTCCACACCATCGATAACAATCTTTCGTCCACCACGTTCAAATGATGTTTGAAGCAGGGTAACAAGATCATTCATACCTTCTTCAGTACCTGTGAGCCTCCGAATACGTTCAAATCGCCACAAGCGAGGAAGATAATTCACAACAGCCGAATTAGTAAACCCGGAGACTCCCGCTTCAAACGCAATGTTATGCATTCGTTGAAATAGTTTCTTAGCCCCTTCTGCTGTTTCATTAACGGCTTCCACAGCATCCGGAGTTCCGCTTCGCAATACAGCAGAAACTCGTTCATCAAACTCACGGGAAATCTCTTTGTTTCGCTTACCAAAGCGAGAAAGCATTGCATTAATCAGCGTTGGAGAATCAGTAACGGTTTCTCCCTTAACTCCCATAGCAAACTTTGTAGAACCATTGCGATAGGCTACTGAGAAATGAAAGAGCGTGGATTGCACGATCTGTATGCCGTGTTCAAAGATTGTTGTGGGCTGTACGCCATCATGGACACGCCGAGCGTTAAACGCAATGTGACCCATATACCGCGCTATGCCGTTTTCCGATTGCATAGCAAGAGCGGCTTGGTTTAAGAAGTTGCTTAAGATAGGAATACGAAGCGTCACTCGCGGCACGTTCTCAAACGAAGGAGAGCCCGTTGCTGCGGAAACAGTTCCTCCGCTTGTAACAGGAGCCATTGAACGCATTGACATCTTCTTCAACAGGTTCTTTGGAATCTCAATAGGAGTACTTCCGGGGACGTTCTGAATACGCTTGTTAATAATGTCTACAACAGCCCTACGTCTTCCTAGGGTATCAACGGTTTTGCGTCCAAGTTTGTTAAGCCGCTTTGGTGGGTTCTGCACAATACCCCGAAGATCATCAATGACTCCGGCAACCATTTCCCGGTTTACCACACCTCCACGCTTTTCAATATCTTCCAACACCTGAAAGATAAGTGATTGTGGGTTGTTAGGATCAAGGTGCATCTTGCTTTTAAAACCCTTGTGGATTGCCGTGATCATGTTTTCCCGGCTTGCTACAGACAGGACATTGCGGTCTACTGTGCTGAAGCGGGGGAGCGCACGATTGATCAAGGCTTCACTAATCAGTTGAGCCTGTTGTGGGTTTCCAAGTTCCTTTGATACTTCTTCCCAAAGACGAGTATTAAAGGCTTTACCTGCAAGACGGCTTTGTTCAGCCGCTAGTACGCCACGACTAACCTTCTTAAACAACTCTTGATCAACCGGAACACCTAGGTCTTCAAGGGATTTAACAACGGTCTTTACGGTGGAGGCAGCGCCACGAACAAGCATCTTGCCGGGTTTGACTTTAGCGGCGGCTTTCCCACCCATTTCAGTAATTGGATTACCAAAATGAATTGTTCCGTCAGACCAAAACTCAAGAGGATGTAAGCCCACTCGTGGACTATTTTCATAAGGAACAACAGTACGCCGCTCAAAATTACCCGCGTCCTTGCCTTCAGCATAACGAATACCAACCCTATCGCCTTCGGCAGTCTTTACATATGCAACAGCCTTACGCGGTCCACCTTGAGTGTTGATTTCACTAAGCGCATTAACGTGTTCTTCAGTTAGATACACAGTACGAGTAGAACGCGGCTTTAGTCCCGAATCGCCGGGATGTTCCGGACGAGCCGCCTTTGTGCGGGTAGTGGTTCCATCGGGATGCGCTTCATAAACAGATCCCTTACTAGTCTTAAATGTCTTTACAATAGAAGCCGCACTCTTTTCCGGCTTGCCTTTTGATCCGGGACGAATGAAGCGCAACTCATCGCCAACCTGAGGAAGTTCCTTGAGTCCTGCCTTCTGTAGTGCATTACGAACCGTTACAAGATCGTCTTCATTAATCTGATTTACCTTGACGGTAACGCCCTTGAGTCGCTTGCTTAGTGTTCGCGGATTAGTTGTAATATCAAGACCAATGTTTGAAGACTCGTAGGTAGCACGGTCTACGTTTCCTGCAACAGAACCCTTTAGTTTATTAGCAGCAAACTCCAAACGAATTGCGCCTTCTTCAGCAACAACATTAAGTTTGATCTTTCCCATTGAAGTCCCGTTTCGCAGGATGTTCAACAGGTCAGTAGGTTCGGATATAGTGTGGAACAGGCGCTTTGCAAAGTCGGTTGCAGCAAAGACTTTCCGGGCTACCTCTCCTTTGCCTCCGGGAATAAAGCGTCCGGATGTAGCAACCTCGTAGGGAGGAAAACGTGTAATCTCTCCACCAATATCTACAGTACCCGCACGAAAACCGCCCGAAGTAACCGGGATATTTGAGACTGTGCGGGAACCGGGAATAAACATATCCCCGGTCTTTTCCCAATCCGCGTGGAGTTCTACGCCAAGTTCATCTGCTGTTCCAAAGCCACGAGCAAACATAACGCCGTCAGCATTAGCGGTAGAACTAAATGCCCAATTAGGAGCCACATTAATTGTGTAACCACCGGGTAGATCCGTAACGCGCATTCGCTTTAGGTCATCGGCGGCTTCCTGAATGTTCTGCCGCACAAAGGTGCGTCCAAAGACAGCGCCACCAAGGACTCCGGAGATACCTCCTGCAAGGGCAAGATTAAACAAAACCTCAGAGGCGTCCGGATTAGAGTTGGGATCAATGCCTTCTTTTACGGCTTGAAACATTGCCTCTTCAGCAATACCTAAAGCGCCATAACGAAAGGCTAGATGAGTACGACCTACGGTTTCAGCCGCTGCCGTTACAGCCTCTGCAAGGGGTTGTAAACGATAGCCCCCTGCTTCATAGACGGCTTTACCTGCAAGATTAGTGCGTGTACCTAACCCGGCTAGGGCAAGAGGTTCTGCTATGGCTCCGATAGCCATCATTGCGGAGATATCGGTAGCCATGCCAACAGCCTTACCAAGACCAACATTGCCCTTCATTCTTGCTTGTACTTCAGGTAGACCCGTTCGTACAAAGTCGAGCCTGTCTTTAAAGTCCGCATGAGAAGTAGCCGTCAAAACGTATGGGTATTCCTCAAATGGGATTCCCCGTAGATCCTCTGTAATCGAATCAATATTGTTGTCCATCCCGTGCGACATTGGATCAGTAGCGGGGTTATAGTCGCTGAAACTTCGTGCAATGTTTAAAGGATCCTGAGAACCGCTTGGAGAAAAGAATTGAACACCCTTTTGAATCCCACGATAAATCCCTGCTCCAATAACAGAAGAACTACGGACGCCCGAAACAAAACTTGAGAATGGAGCAGGATCGTTTTCTTTTTCCCATGCGGTTCTTTCTTGACGTTGGTTTGCTTCGTCATTAAGAATTCGCGCTTCTTCCGCAGGAGTAAGGACAAAGATCGGTGAACCAAATATTGCGTCTGCCATAGGAATCCTAAAAGTGTTAGCGGTTTAAATACTTAGTATGCGCCACCGAAAGGAGTGGAGGTCAAAGACTCTACAAATCCGGGCATATCTGTAGTGCTACTCCTCTTCGCCTTGTCAGCCTCTAGCCAAGCAACAAAAGCCTGAACCATTTCAGGGGTATCAATGCGGACATCGCTTGGAGCCACAATCTGATCCACAAAGCGGTTGTCACGCGAATCACGGACGCCAAACATAGGTTCGCCCGAAGGTGTCTCACCAATAACTACAAGTTTGGCGTTCATATCCGTGTATTTAGTATCAAGCCAAAATGCAAGAACCTTTGGAGTGATGTCGCTTTTAAAAGCCTTAGTAGGAAGAAAGGCGCCGTTCACTACAAAATAATTAGAAGGATCCTTCATCTCTGCTTGAGCGGCTTTAAAGGCTGCATCTGCATTTAGAGTTGTTTGTAGGTTTGCGGTAACCCGCCCTCTAAGTTCTCGTGCAAAGTAGACAGAGGAATCTCCGGATGTGATCCCTAGATTAACGGCAAGATCACGCGATAGAACGGAAAGTCTCTCGGCGTCTTTCCCGTTTCCACGAAAGATGGAGGTGTAGTCGTATATGTTGTTGGGATCAAAATCTTCAGTCTTGAACTGTAGCCCCTGAACGACATCGCTGACCGCATCTCTTGGTTTCTTTCCCCCACGGATTTGACTTACAACCTCGTCTAGGACACTATAAACAACCTTCCCATTCTTTGTTCCGGCATCAATAGCAAAGGCTTGATTCATAGGGCGATTTGTTCTACCTATTGCGTAAGCATTAAGAATGTCTCCCAAACGAGGATCAAATTCTTTTTCAACTGATGGGTTCATAATTGAACTAAGAGTCCGATTCAAAGAAATCGCATAATCCTTGTTGTCATAGGTTTCGCCAAGGGCTAGGCGTGTAAACATGAGTTTACCCCGCAGGTCTGCCTTTTGAATTTGAATCTCTTGAGTGTCGTTAGGCAGAGCCATCAGCGTCCCACTAAAGCCCTTTGTTTGTGCGGCTTGTTCTGTGGCTTGATCAAGAACGGCTGAATACTTTGCGTAAGACGTAGCGTTGAATTGCTTTGTGCTTTCTTCGGTGTTCATCCGTAGGAACGCACGCATTTGATCTTGCTTATCACGTCCCCTTGCCAAATCCGGAAACGAACCTTGGGTCTTTGGATCCGGATCAAGAAAGCGTGTAACCTCTTGGTTAAAGATTTCGACCTGTCCGGGCTGATCGCCTAGACCATTATAGAAAGCGGATGCCATGCGCTCAATATATTGCTGCGCCCGTGCAGGGGCTTGTGCTTGCCAATTCTTTTCAAAAGCATAGATATACTTTTCACGTTCCACAGGACTCGTTCCAAATTCATCCATTCGTTGAATAAGAGATCCAAAAGCAACAGCCTTTAACTCATCGTCTGAACGCATAAGCGAGGCAAGCGGAGTAGTTGCGGCTGTCTGTAGTCGCGCACTCTTAACAACAGTTGTTTCAAGAGAATTGCGGCGATTGTTCTCTGCCATAACTCTTAAGTTTGTATCCGCATTTTGTAGTTCAGCCATTACATAATCGCGCTGTTCCTGTGAATTGCCTGAGGCGTCTACAGCCTGTAGGATAGATTCTTTGGTTACAGCACCACTTAAATATGACCTAACTTGCGTGTCTGTCCAATCGGCAAAACCAGCCTTCTTTTCAACAGCAAGCCTGTCCTCGTTGTCATAAATGCGACCCAAATTTAACTCAACTTGTTGTTTTGCATAAGCAGTATCCGAAAGAGGTCCTGTGCCTACTTTTAAACTTCTAAAAGTATCCATGACTCCCGGAGTATTGCCGTTTGCCGCGTGATCTACAAAAGTATCAATTGCTACATTGTTGATTAGCGCGTGGCTCGTTATGGCACCATAGTTGTTGAGGCGCTGTTGAAAGACAGGTTTAGCCTCTTCGCCAAATGTAGGATCTTGTCCATCTTCAATTAATTGAGAAGTCGCAGCCTGTGTAGCGTTAGTAAGGACTCGCCGCTGCTCATTGGTTATATTTTCAAGATGGCGCATCCCCATGCTTGCAACAAAAGGATTAAACGACTCATAAAAAGCAGAACTCAGATAAGTCGAGTCACCCATCCGCGAATTGGCTTCTTTACTAAAAGTACTAGCCAAAGCACTAAAGTGACTAGAGTCCTTAAAGAAATCCGGATTTTGGGCTGCCTGATCGTTGTACCGCTGTTGAAACTCAGCACGGGCATTCAGTCCATCAATGGCTCCACTAGCCTGTTGAGCGCCAATAGCAAGCCACGGATTCTCCGCAGGATTAATCAGACCATCAGCCACCAATTGTTTGTAGGACTTTTGATTGCTGTTAACAAGGAACTGTCCCTGTTGTACATCTGCTTGATTCTGATCTTGCTTAAGAGATCCGGCAAACCGTGCAGCAGATACCGATAGGTTGCTGAACGACTCGCTGAACATCAAAGCAAGGTTTACAGATTGCTGATCATAGAGTTCAGCAGCGGCTGCCACAGGTTGCACATAGGTGCTGACAGGTTGCGCTACAACGCCGAGAGAAGGATTAGGTAGAGCCATATTTGTAGTTCTATTGCTGTCGGGCTAGAAGAGGAGGTGGAGCCGGAGTACCGCCTGTGCCTACGCCGGGAGGTGTCTTAAAGGATCCCAACGCACCGTAGACGCTGAAGCCTGTACTAATGCCGTTCATAATGCTTGTTGCAGGAGACACGGTTTGCACAGGAGGTAGCGGAGCGGGAGTACCTGCGTTAATAGCAGCCTCACCACGAGCGTAGATTCCCTGAGCGTCCATTGAGAACTGCTGTCTCATGTTGTCTTGAGTGCGGGCGAATGCTGATTCGTGTTCAAGAACATCCCGCGAAAACTGTTGATGTAACAACTCAACCGATTGTCCTGTAACCCCTGCGCGTCCAAAGGCTACAGCGGATGTTGCAGAAGCACTCTTAGCCGCACGGGAAATGCCTTCTAGTTCAAGACGCGTTGCGGCTCGTTGCTGTAGTTCACGCAAGCCTAATTGATCAATTTGAAGTCCAATGTCCTTGATGACCGCTTCTTTGTTGTTCTTGTAGTTCTGTTCTCCGGCAACCCTCAAACGCTTACGATAAGAGTTCTGCTCACTTGCTGCTTTATTCTGTGCAGCAATGCCTACCCCGGAGGCTACCGCTCCAATCCCCAAACCGATTGATATAGGTTCACACATGATTCAAATCCTTAAATAGATTTCACAATAGGACTTTGGTTTATGCGGCAAAACTCAACAAAGGGGCGTTGTTCGACACCATATGTTGGAAGTATACGAATAAACTTAAACTTAAGCCATTCCAAATAACGAATATGCACCGTGTTACGGCAATCAACCACATTGGTTAAAACAGGATATTGCTTTTGAAATTTGTTAATATAAAATACTGACGCTTTTAAAAACCCAACACCAACAAAAGACAGTTTATCCGTACCTAGACACCATATTTGTGTGGCGAGGGGAGCATAGTGTGATGGCGCTATTCCAAAGATACCACACGGAAGCATGGTCTTTGTTTCAAAAATGGTGTAGACCTCGGTGCTGCATCCTACAGAATCGCCAACAACCTGTAGGGGAGATCTTCCGCTTCCGGCTTGAATCTCATCACGATCAGCCTGTCTTAAGTTTAGTGCAATTGGACGCACATCTTCCGGCATTGTGGGATAGATAGTAATCATTTAACTACGCGTAGCACGGGTTTCGTAAATCCCTTCAAGTTCAGCCGCAAGCAATTTACAAGGGAAAGGTGAATCGTTCACAACGCTAACCGTTAGATTGTCATGCTTGGAATACAGAGGAATCCGAAAGGTTCCTGAAGCCGTTGCGGGGGCGTTGAGAACCATCAGTCCTACGGTGTTAGCAGTCAAGAAGTACTCATAGGGAGTTTCGTTCTTAATTGTAACCAACACTTTAAAGAAGCCTGTTTCCGCGTATTGAACAGATAGATACCGCAGTTGATACCTACCGGAAACAAAGGAACTGTCGTTGTTGATGTCTCGCAAATAGAACGGAGAGAACGTGTAGTTCATATTGTACTTAGTGCCAATCCAAACCTTTTGATCATCCCATTTGCCCTGCACGGTGAGGGTGGCTTGGGTTGAAGGGCTTGCCCCATCGTAAGACGTTCCCGACACAAGCGGAATTACATAACCAATTGAAGACACCGCTTGCGTTAAAGTAGAACTATAACTTAGTGGTTTTGGCAAAGTAAAGGTCGTTGTATTAGTAATGGAGTCGTACACCCCTGCATTTGAGGCGCTAGTAGCAAAATAATTCCGTTGATCAAGGAAGGTTGTAGTGTCTACTCCGGAGACCAAAGTGTCGCTAGTTCCCAAACCAACCTTTATTTTCTCTAAGGTAAGCCAACTTGTTGTAGAAGTCTTAGGACGAAGGAAGACGGCGTAGAGGTCCGACTCGACAAACCCTGCCCACACGACATTAGCCTTAGTGTTTGCAAGGGATGAAGTGTCGTTAAAGGTGAACTTAAACCACGCTGATTGCGCCTTCTGTCTATTCGTCAAAAAGTAACGATAGCCGTACATATCGCCGTTAGCCACAACAACATTAAAGGTGTCATGGGAAGCAGCAGCAAGGCAGGTAACAGGACCTTGAATGTATTGAGGTACCCGGCTAGTTAGTTCATCGGCAAGGTAGGCGCCACTAAGGGCAGGTTGCGGGATCAGTTCGCGCATACCCACAAAGCCACCATTGCTGTACAGAAAGAAAATAGAGTTGGCTGTTGGTACAGGCTTAATTGTTGAGGATAAGTTCTCAAACTCACCTACAGGAACAAGACTGACTGTACTTGGAGTAAAGACGCTGTCGGCTCGTAGGGCAAGTTGACTTGTGGGCGTAAAGATAATCAGATCTGTGTTGAACGGAACCGCCGCCATTACCTTACCAACACGCGGACTACTAGAGGCAATATCGATTGGATCTGCATCTGTCGTAGTCGTTGCTGATTCTTTAAAGAAGTTAAAGAACTCACCTACACGACTGAAAACAAGGTTTTCCCCTGATAGGAAACCAAGACGGTTTTGGAAGAACACCATGTCTTGAATCTTGCTTCCCGTAAATGAAGGGAAGGGGCAAGTCTTATCGTCACCGATATAGCGTTGTTCCCACTTAAAGGCTGAATAGTCGGCTCCGGCAGCCACCCCACCCGAACCGGGCGTTCCTGTAATCCCATCTGCTTGCTTTAGAAGGAAAGTGTTGTCAGCCTGTCTGATCAAAATCAAAGGCATAGTATTGTATTGCCAAAGATACTTAAGACCGGGAGCAGGGGCTTCTTCCCATACTCCGGTACCAAAGGTACCATTCTCGGCTACAAACTTTACCCAATAATCATCAGTCTCGTCTTCAGGAACACCTTCAATCTTGATCATATAGTCATGTGGGGCTTCCGGAGGAAGGTCTTCAAACCGCTCGGCTTTGGCTCTAAAACGAACAATTCCGGCGCCGCCGATTGAATCTCCTACACCCATTTTAAAATCAACACTACCTACAACATGAATGACGTTGTTGAAGAGGGCGCTTCCGCTAAACAAACCTCCACTTGAGTCGATGCCTCCTGAGGTGTTTACGCCAATAGGTGTTCCTTCATAAATACCTCCGGAGACAGGCGTTCGGGCTTCAATTGCAGTTCCTGCCCCCGTAGTAAAACTCTTTGTGCTTGTCCCGGTGTTGTTTCTTAGTTTATAGGTACCTAACCCGCCATTACTAGGCACCGAACCGTTAGTACCAAAACCTACAATTTGCTGTGCCAGTAATGATGTAGTTACGCCATTAACGCCTGTGCTTGCGGTATTAGCAGCACTTGAAAAGATCTCAAGTCCAAGTTGTAGGTTAGCGGTTCCCAGAACAGTAACAGTTAAAACATCATTGACAATAGTTCCTTGGATGCCTGTTGCAATAATAGTTGCGGGAGGAAGCGCCCCGTTAAACAGAACACTTGCTACATAACTTGTACCGTTGTCTCCGGAACTTGGAGTTCTAAACTGAAATCTTGTCTGCGGTAGCGCTCCATCTACGGGAAATATATCTACAGTAAATTGGCGGTCGTAGTTGGATTGTTTAATCCAAATAAGTCCGTTTCTAAGCGGAAGTGCGGGAGTCTGTGGCGATAGCGTTGTGTCTGCTAATGCTGTCTGCGTAGTGTTGAGCAGAAAAGTTAAGTCGCCAATCGTAACCGCTTTGCGCTGATAGTGAAAGGCAGTTCCTAAACTAGTGCCGGGAGCAAGCGTCAAGGTTTGCCGTACCCCTGCAAGGTTATAGATAGCAGGAGTACCGTCTTTCAACACTACAAGAACATACCGCTCTGTCTCATCGCGTTCAATCAGATGAACAAAAGGAGTTTCTACCGTATTAGCCACAAGTCCGGCTCCGGATGCATCAGTAATAAATGCAAGGTGTTCCGAAGGAGCCCTCTTTAGCAAACCTTCTACTGCCGATGGAACTGCATTTTCAATAACTTCGGCTTCGTTACTAGCCCGAATAGCGGGAGGCTGTTGGCTGACACCACCGACAAGATTTGGAATGCTAGTTGTAATAAGCGGCATTATTAGTAGATCCTGTAAGAGCCTTGGCGAAGGAATGGACGAATAACACTTTCGCTTTGGAAGATGTTGTAGTCACCAACCTCATTCTCGTATTCAGTCAATCGTGCAAGGGCGGTAATTTCATCTTGCATTTCAAATGCGTGGAGCGTGGACGATCCTACTACACGATCTTGAAAGATACGAGCGGCACGAATCGTAATATATCGCTTGGCGATCTCAGGCATTTCATCGAAGTCTAGCAGGGTTACCTGTGTGGTCGTTAGAGCCTCTGTAAAGGCGTAGGACGAGGTCAACCGATTGTACAGGCGATTGCCACGGATCAC